CGGCGCGCTCTGTTGCTGCGGCGGGTCTTGGTACCCGGCCCCCTGATTAGGTTGGTAATCACGCGGGGATGCCGGCAGGCGCTCCACCTGGGGGGAATGGGCCTGGGGGGACTGGGCCCGGAATTGGGGGTTGGGCGCCGATGCCGACTGGGGCTCCGAGGGTAGCTTCTGGTGGAACATTTGTTGTCACTCCTTGCGCGGCCTGCGCAATTGAACTGAGTTTATCGTCGCAAGCCCGGATGAACTTGCGAAATAGTGCTAGGGTGCCTTCCGGCGCCTTTCGCAACTTGAGTTGCATGTAGTAGTTGGTGGCCTCTTCGAGACACATCTGCAGATTCATGAACGGCTCGGGCGGCATAAACTTGCCCGTCTCTTCCATGGTCGCGAGCACGTCTTGCACCACGTCGAGTTGGGCCGTCTTCTTCGCCGTCGCCGCCTCAACATCAGGGAAATCGATGAGTTTCATGGCCTCGACCGGGTTCAACATTCCCCGTTCGAACATTTCGAGCACCTTTTGCAACCGCGCCGACGGTGTCGTGGGTAACATAGATGTCGCATGCATTTTGAGTACAAATTCAGAGTCGTCGAGGTCGATGTCCTTCCAAGAGAACTCTTCGAAGAACTTCTTGTTGATGCCGCGAACCTTGTAGCCCTTGATGTCCCGCGCGACGTCTACGATGAGGCGCGCGACTTGGAGCACGAAGCGCTCGTACATCTTGCCCGTGAACTGGAACCGCTCCGACTCGATGTCGTGGAACGTCCGGAGTGCGGGCTCGGAATCCAGGCCAGACGGTTTCTTAGACTGAGACGAGAGCGCGCTCACCCCCGCCGTCTCATGACACAACCTAATCAGGCGTTCGAGGTGCAGGTACACCTCCGGATTCATCGCCTGGCCGACAACCTGTTGTGGGGGCCGGCCCGTGTAGTCGACGAAGAACCCTTCTGTGTTCGTGAAGTGACTCTTGTTCACCTTCGACCCGCGCTCGACGAGGAAGTACGGCACGGACATCAAATGTTGCGCGACCTGGATGCGCCGGGCGAGTTTGTTGATTTCCATTTGGATGGGAATCAATTGCTCGGCGAGACCTTCTCCGTAGAACCCGGCCACGCGTGGATTCCACTGAAAGAACGCGAACGGGAAACTTTCCTTGGACCACTTCTCATCCACCAGAATCGTCGAGTTGATGGCGATGACGTGCCGGCCACTCCCGCCCTTCTTCCACGCCTCGACCACCTTGATGACGTCTGCGGTCGCGGGGCCCATTCCGGCCCAACCATCATCTTCGGTCTTGGCCGCCATGATACCGTCCCGGAATTCGGGGAACAGTTCGATGAGTTTGTTACGGTCCATGTAACGAATCTGGTACATGGATTGGGGATTCGCGTAGAGGGCCTCCGCGTTGTCGACCAAAATCTCGGCCGGCAAAACCCGTTCGAGACATACGCGCCCGTCCTCTTGTACAACCTTCAACACACCCGTCCCGAACAATGCCCCGTCCTTAACGACCAACCCGGCCTGGTGCATGAAATCGTTCTCGTAAAGAACGCCCTGTACCGCCGAATCGAGCTTTTGCGCGCGGCGCTGGAGTATGTAGTCGCCCTTGTCCGTGAGGAACGTCGGCTTGACCGGGTGCGCGACGAGTTTCGCCGTCACGGTATCGACGAGGTTGTGCACCATGTTGATGCTCATCTTATCGAACCGGGACCGGAGCGAGGACAGGGCATATTGATGGGGCCCGAACCCGGACACCTCCGCGTTCCCGTAGATACTCGCGTAAATCAAAAGGTCGTTGAGTCGGGCCCGTTGCGCCTCCTCAAGACCCTTCACGGTATCGAACACCGTGGTGGCTAGGGCGGGGTCGCCGTCAATCTTCGTTTTCTCTTGTTTCCACCACATCGATTATCCTCCGAGGTCAGAGTTCAGGAATTGCGCGGCGTCTTTGCCGAAACGCGTTAAAAGGTGATCTTCCAGTTCGGATAGGCGCCGAAGCTGTGTCTCACTCTTAGGTGTGTCTTCAATGATGTCCTCACTGTCAACGTGCGTTGACACATTGGCCGGTTCGAGGAACGATGCGCTCACCTCCCCCACCGTGACGGACATCGCGCCCCGTTCCCGGAGCCATAGAATCATGTCCTTGGTCTCGCTCACATTAAAAGACATTGTACCAGGGCCTTTCTTCGCCTTCGGCGTATTGGCGCGCCAAGCGCGCTTCGTATTCATCTTCACGAATCTGTTCGCGTGTCCGCGAATCAACTTCTGGCGTACTTCCTACATAATGGCGCGAATCCCGCCACGCATAAAGTAACGCGTCGGCCCGGTGGTTCTTATATTTCGGGTGTTCTTCGCGCTTCTCCGGGTGCCAGGGCAGGGTCGTGAGCTCGTTGATGAGTTCCTCCTCGCCCTCGGGGATGAGAACCCGGCCCATCAAGAAGTCTGAGTTGATTTGCTCGATGAACCCGAGTTTGTTCTTCTTCTCGGCCGGATCCAAGTACACACCATGGCGCGAGGCGAGCTCCTCCTTAATCATCTTGCCCAACGCGCCCGCGTCGACAATCTTGCGCGAGAACACATACCTCTCCTCAAGGGCCTTCACCCTCGCGGCGACACTCGTAATGTCCATGTGTTGTTCGGCATACGTCTCCACGACATAGAACACGGGCGAGTGTTCCGAGTACGCGCCGACCACAAATGCCGTGTCGTCCTCGAAACCCAAGTCCACGCCGAGACAAAAGTTCCAGTCGATATTCTCGGGCAGAGCCGTGTATGTATTCCGCCCCCACGAGAACTTGTAGACGAGGGAATGGTCGTCGAGGACCCACTCCCCGAGGTACTCCCGGCGCCATCTCGGGTCCGACACATCCAGGCCAAGTTTGCCCCGGATTGTCTCAAGGTCCCGCGCCGACTCGGGCAAGAATGTGTTGTCTTGTTGGGTCCACTTATGTACCGACCAACCTTCTGTGCCAGGAGCGCCGGTGGTCACTCGAAAGAACAACCCGTTCGGTATCGACCCCGGAGTCCCGATTAGGAGCATGGTCCCATCATAGTCGGACAGCGCGGGGATGATTACGGCGAGGAGGAGCTCCTCGATATGGGGCCCGAATGACGCCGCCTCGTCCAGCACCGCGAGGGGGTACTTCGACCCGCGCAACCGCTCGATATCGTCCTTGTCCTTGGCGCCGAGTAACCACACCCGGGACCCGTTCGGGAATGTCGCCGTGAGTGTCGACTCATTAAACGTCACGCCCCACTGCCACCGCCGGTTCAACAACTTCAACTCGTGCCACATGACCTTCTGGGCGTTCTCGCGCGTGATGGTCACGTACGGGATGAGCGCGTCGTCGTACTCGTGGGCGGCATGAACGATGGCATATGCGGCCCCGGTTGTCTTGCCCGCGCGCCGGGTACACAGCGCCGCCTTCAGTGTCGCCTTGTCCGTCACGAAGGTCCGTTGCTTCGGGTGCATGGCCTGCATGAACTTGTATGAATTCCCCTTCGGGCGCAGTGACGCGTGCGCCTCCTCGACGTGCCCGTCGACACGCCCGGCGCGGCGCTCAAGTTCCTTCAATAGCGCCTTCGCCTCTGTCGGGGTCATCTTGGGCGGTATCTTGGCCGAGAATGTCATTCCTTACCCTTCTTCTTGAGGACGACCTTCGTGGCCGGCGCGACCTTCTCCCCTTCGTGGCGCTCAGATTCTGGTACCGGGCCAGACACCACGGGCGCGGACACGTACTTTATGTTGTCCCATGGGACCCAAATCACCCTCGAATCCGTGTGTATGCGCGCGCCCTCACCCCAAATCACGTCCAACACGAGAGGTTCGCCGGTGTACGTGTACGTGCACGAATACGCCCCGGTGTGGTTCGGCACATTCACGGGGTCTCTGAACGACACCTCGGTACAGTGGGGGTGGGTCTTTATGTTCTTCTCTTTCATATGTCACCTCGGGCAGTGTCGATGTTCCGGTACCAGGTCGGGTCGAACAGCGCGTATGGGTTGAATACGTACCGGTACTTGAGGAGTAGGGCCTCCCGGTCCTTGGTAAGCACATACGACATGTGCGACCCGAACAACCTCTGAGATTGCACCCACCCCACGGACTGGAGTAGGCGCCGCGCGATGTCCATCTTCCTGAACACCCGTTTAGTATAGACGTAGTGCACGATGAGCGGGACCCGTATCGCCTCACCAAGAGGCCCGCGCGCGACATGTGGCCGTTCCGCCACGATGAACCCGAACAGTTCGTTGTCGTCACTCACATCGGCCGCCACCAGACACACCGCGTGGGGCCGTGACGCCACGGCCGCAATGGCATCGCGCTGGGCGTTGAAGTAGAACCCGTCCGGAACCTTATGGGTCCAGATATGGTCCCGCGCGCCGACCAACCACGCCTTCAGAACGAAATTGTAGTCCGCCGCCCGGGCCTCACGGACAACCATCGGCGCCGCCTCGTTCAACTCCTCCTGGGCCGCACGATCGTTGATAAGGTCACCGGCCAGGAACGCCATGATGGGGTCTGGGCCGGGGAGGGGCGTAGTGATTTCCCCTACATCGGGGATGGATTCTATGTCCTTCTCAATGTCCTTCTCTTTTCCTTGGTCTCTCATGTTGTCTCCGACGCTGTGCGTCAATTAGTTTTCACTCGGATGTGAGTGACTGCATACCAGTACAAGCACCCCTCCCCCCACTCCCGGGACGGGGGGGGTCTGAACGGACGTTCACGTCTCGTTGGCACGATCATTGTCCGTGCCAATAATATTGAGCGCTTCAAGGGCGCGTTGTTTTATCTGTTCGTCAGTGAGTGTTTGTAAGTTTAGGTGAGATTCTGCTGTTTTTTCAAGGCTGTCTATCTTTTCCATTGCGGTCAAGAGGTCAAGCAAGGCTTTGGCATCCTTGCCGTTTGTCTCTCCGCGCGCCGCCTTGCCCTTCAACGTTGCCAGCATCGATGCAACGCTTGATTGCGCGTCTTGCAACATGCCGTGAGCTCGGCTAACGACTGTAGGTCGATACGTCCCAACCAACGTCGTTTGCGCACGTAGTTTCTTCTTTGCGTCGTTGTCTCTCATACGCGCCTACATGCCCACACATGTGTTTAGTGTCAACGCGCGTTTACATTATGTTGTGTGTTGTCGTGACAGAATGCGTCATAAGAGAGAAAGGAAGAAAGGGGTTAATCGATTGAACCGGACAGATAACCGATAACGAAGTCGACAAAAATAGATGGGACCTGGTCCTCTGTTTCGTGTAGGCCCAGGGATAACCCGCTTAGGTCGACTGTTTGGTCGAAACCGTCTCCGCCGCCGCCGCCGCCGCGGCGTATCGTTACGCCTGTAACATAGCGGCGCGCAACCTGTATCTCTACC